CCTTTGTGAATGCCTGTCGAGAACTGAATGGGTTGTGGAACAATGGCACCAAGTTCATCAGCACCCTACCAATTGCAATGGATGCCACAACTCAAGGTCTTCAGATCTACAGTATGTTGTTGAGAGATGAGGTTGCAGCCACGGCCACCAATGTGTTGCCTAGTGCAGCCCCTGCTGATCCGTATCAAGCCGTGGCCAACAAGGTCATCATTCGCCTGCAACAGTCTGCTGACCCGCTTGCCGCCCAGTTGTTGGCCTTTGGTATCGACCGCAGCACCACCAAGCGTCAGACCATGACCCTGCCCTACGGATTGACCCTTCACTCCTGCATTCATTACACCCGTGAGTGGATTGAGGATCGCATCAGGCAGACAGGCAGTAACCCCTTTGGCCTAGAGTTGTATAAGCCTGTGGCTTTCTTGGGCAAGATCATCTGGGAATCCATCGGTGATGTCGTTGGCTCTGCACAGCGTGGCATGGACTTCATTCGTGGCTGCATGGGAGCCTTGATCGACCACGATGTCACCCCATGGTGGATCACCCCAATCGGCTTCCCTGTGCGTATGCGATATGAGAACTATGACTCAGTCACGGTTTCTACCCGCATCGGAGCCAAAGCCAAGGTTCTTTCTCTCCGGTTGGAGAACGGCAAGCAGTCCAAGCGCAAGGCTCTGAACGGTGGCCCCGCCAATCTGATTCACTCGTTCGACGGCTTTGGAGGGCTTCTGGGGGCCACGATCAACCGATGCGCCCTTCAGGGGGTCCAACACATCGGAGCCGTCCACGACCAGATCCTGTGCCTTGCTAGCGACCACAATACGGTGGCCCGAGAAGTTCGTCAGGCAACCGTGGACTTGTTCTCGCGGGACCTGTTGAATGAGTTCCGTGAGGGGGTCTTGACACTAGTACCCAGTTCTGCTATAGTACCTGAGTTGCCAAAGTACGGTACTTTGGACATCACGAAAGTGCTTGACTCAGAGTATTATTTCAACTGAGTCTAAGTCTTAGACAAGGAGAGTTCTCAAATGCAGAAGCGTAAGTTCATCAAGGCCACCACCCCCATCGGCACCGCTGTGTATCCCCGCCTGAACAGCCCGGATACCAAGTTCAACAAGGATGGGGTCTACAGCGTGGACCTTCAGTTGGATCCGTCCGACAAGGACACCACCACCTTCATCACCAGTCTGAAGAAGGCTAGCGACGATGCCTACAAGGCCGAGTGTGAGAAGCGTGGTGGCAAGAAGTTGAAGCGGTCAGATCTCCCCATCAAGGAAACCGATGAGGGCATGATCCGCATCAAGTTCAAGTTGAATGCCAAGGCAGGCAACGAGGAGAAGTCGTGGGCTCAGAAGCCGATGCTGTTCGATGCTCAGGGCAACTCCATGGCTACGCCTCCGAACATCGGCAGCGGCAGCACCATCCGAGTCTCCTTTGAGATCGTCCCCTACTTCACGGCCATGGTCGGTGCCGGGGTCAGTCTTCGCATGAAGGCGGTCCAGATCATCGACCTCCGCGAGTACACCCCGGGCGACAACTTCGATGCCTACGGGTTCAAGGCCACGGATGGCTTTGTGGTTTCGGCGCAGACTGAGACCACTACCAGTTCGGAAACCATGGATGACGAGTCGGACTTCTGATGAGACTTGTGTTGTGGGTCGAACCTGTCCCTGCTAGCCGTCCCCGTGTCTCACGGAAAGGCTTTGCGTACTACAGCAAGTCCTACAACAAGTTTCGACAGGCCGCTAGTGCAGCCCTTGGTGCCCTCAAAAAGCCCAAGGGTTGCCCTGCGGCGGGTCCTCTAGCAGTAGTCATCAGTTTCTTCTGCAAGCGTCCCAAGAACCCGAGTAATCCGTATCCAGTCGGAGACATTGACAACCACATTAAGTCGATCCTTGATGCGCTGAATGAGTGGGCATGGCACGACGATATTCAGATCGTGAAGATCGAAGCCACCAAGCAGTACAGCGCATCTCCTAGGATCGAAATCGAATGGAAGGAATGCGTAGTTGAACCGGAACGAATCAGAGTTCGTCCAGCATGAGCCATGCCCTTCGTGCGGCTCTAAAGACAACCTAGCCAGATACTCAGACGGTCACGGCTTTTGCTTTGGCTGCAAGTATTACGAGTTTGGTGAGGGTCAAACATCGGTAACCAAAGGAAAGGAATCCATGATCGATATCGAATTCACTCCCCTGAACAAGCGGGGAATCAACGAGGACACTTGCCGTATCTGGTCCTATGGACTGGGTAAGTTCAACGGCCAGACTGTTCAGGTTGCTCAGTACATCCGCGAAGGGTCTGTGGTGGCGCAGAAGTTGCGCTTCCAGTCCAAGGACTTCGTGATCGTTGGTGACACCAAGAACCTTCCGCTGTACGGGGCTCACCTGTGGCGGGATGGCGGCAAGATGGTTACAGTCACCGAGGGCGAGATTGATGCCCTGTCTGTCTCCCAGTTGTTCCAGAACAAGTGGCCCGTGGTGTCTGTGCCCAACGGAGCCGCAGGAGCCCTCAAGGCGTTCCAGAACAACTTGGAATGGCTTGAGAAGTTTGAATCAGTTGTGATCCTGTTCGACGATGACGAACCGGGTCGCAAGGCTGCTAAGGAATGCGCCATGCTGTTGACCCCGGGCAAGGCGAAGATCGGGACCATCGTGGGGTTCAAGGATGCAAATGAGGCCCTGCAACAGGGCGAAGGAAAGCGAGTTATCGATGCTGTATGGGGCGCAAAGGCTTATCGACCTGATGGCGTGGTGTTGGGCCAAGACCTTTGGGAAGTTGTTCTCCAAGAAGATACCAACGACTCAGTACCCTATCCATGGACGGGGCTCAACGAAAAACTGTTGGGCATTCGACAAGGAGAACTGGTTGTGGTCACATCAGGAACAGGCATCGGAAAATCATCCGTGTGCCGGGAACTGGTATCACACCTCGTCCGGCAAGGTCAACAAGTCGGGCTGCTCATGTTGGAAGAATCCGTCAAAAGAACAGCACGAAACCTAATGGGTCTCCATCTGAATGCTCCCCCTTACTTCTGGGTGGACCGTGGTATCACGGGGGAACAGAAGAAGGAAGCATTCGATGCCACGGTGGCCAAGGTGGTCCTCTTTGATCACTTTGGCTCCGTGGACCCAGAGAACCTGTTGGCCCGTATGCGGTACATGATCAAGTCCTGCGGATGCAAGTTTGTCTTCCTAGACCACCTGAGCATTGTGGTGTCTGGGCTTGGCGAGGGTGACGAACGCAGGCTGATCGACAATGCCATGACCTCTCTTCGGTCCTTGGTCGAAGAGACCCAATGTGCCATGTTCGTGGTCAGCCATCTGCGCCGTCCTGATGGAGACCGTGGGCACGAAGAGGGAGCGACCACCAGTCTTGCCCAGTTGCGTGGCTCTCACGCTATTGCCCAACTGGCCGATGCTGTGATCGGTCTGGAGCGCAACCAACAGGGCGACAACCCGGATGAACTTGTGGTCCGGGTTCTCAAGAACCGATTTACTGGGGACACCGGAGTTGCCGGGGCCCTTCGTTACTTCAAGGAATCAGGACGGTTGGCAGAGTTTGCCATACCAGAAAACGAGGAAATCTAATGGATGAAGTAACCTTCCTACAACTGTCCTGTCTTTTCCTGCTGTTCCTGCTTGTGGTTCTCTGTGTTTTCATTTGGAAGACATGGCGAGACATAAAGGAGTTGGATAAGCGATGAATCCGTACCTAGTGTCTACTCCTTTTTACATTTCGTTTTCAGGAGGCAGGACAAGCGGAATGTTGCTTGCTAAGGTCCTAGAAGCATATGGAGGAAAACTTCCTGAAGGAGGCTTTGTTCTGTTTGCTAATACAGGTAAAGAACATCTAAGCACATACACATTCATTGAGCGTTTCAGTTCCCACTTTGATGTAGACATTCGTTGGCTTGAGTATTCCCCAACAGATGTGTACAAAGTTGTAGAGCCGCATCAAGCCAGTAAAAATGGCCAACCGTTTAAGGCTCTGGTAGATAAGAAGAGATACCTACCCAACCCCCTTACGCGCTTTTGTACTAGCCATCTCAAAGTGAAACCAATGAATGCTTGGATGGCGGCTAATGTTGGATCGGAGTTCACTTCTGTTATCGGTCTTCGACACGATGAACCCAAGCGTGTTTCTCGACTCCGATCTGATACTTCTAGGGATATAGCCCTTCCATTAGACGATGCAAAGATAACCAAGACAGATGTTTTGCGTTTCTGGGCATCAATGCCGTTTGATCTAGCACTACCCAACAACGATGAAGCATTTGGTAATTGCGATCTATGCTTCCTAAAGAATATGGCCGCAATACAAAGGGTTATTCAACACGATCCATCAAGTGCCGATTGGTGGGCATCTTGTGAAGAAAATGTTGGGGCTAAGTTTAGAAGCGATAGACCGAAGTACTCAGATATCTTGCGTTATGTCACAATCTTCGGTCGGGAGTACCAAACCCATAACGACGGTCCAAGTTTACCTTGTGACTGCACAGAATAAAATGACACACGAAGAACTCACAAGTAGCCTGAAGATCCTGTTGGCAAAGATGTTGCCTAAGTTCCCACCAGATGAGTGCGCGGCTGTAGCCCGGGCAATCGCTAGGTTGGAAATCTTGGAAGCCTCTCACAAAGCCATGACCGAGTCTCTCAAGGCCATGCACCGTCGCCTGCAACAACTGGAGGATGACGGAGCATGAACCCTAGACGCTTGACAGAAGACCAAGTTGCTGATGTAATCCGGTTGTCACGGGAAGGCAAGAAGGGCGTTGAACTTGCGCGGATGTTCGGGGTCAGCCCTCAACTGATCTCGTTCGTCCGAAGGCGTGGCTACAAGCCAACCTACCGGAAGGTCGAGGAGAAGATCCTGTCTGACTTCCAAGGTTGGCGTGATCTAGCCGATAGGTACACAGCAATGAATCCTGACGATCCCATCTCACCCGATGCGGCCATCAGAGCCCACGAAAGTGCCTTGAAGAAGTTCAGGGCATACTTTGCAAAGCGCGGAATACAACTGAAAGATCTGGTTTAAAAGGAGAACCATATGCGGGTCACAATCGACATCGAAACGAACGACATCAATGACTGGCACAATCTGACAGATCTGAAGACTCTGTTGTGCATCTGTGTTCAGGTAGATGATCAGGAACCACAGGCAGTCTCAGCAGATCAAGCCTTCGGCCTGATGAAGCAAGCAGACATCATCGTTGGTCACAACATCTTGGGCTTTGACATTCCGGCCCTGATGCACCTGTTTCCCCAGTTTGTGGTGGACTTCTCCAAGGTCCGGGATACCATGGTGACTGCCCGGTTGCTCCATGCCAATCAACGGGAGAAAGACTTCGGCCTGCCGGGGATACCCAAGGAACTGGTGGGATCTCATAGCCTCAAGGCTTGGGGATACCGCTTAGGCATTTCCAAGGCTGAAGCCCCAGTATTCGATAAGGTCACGGATGGCCTTATTGAGTACTGCAAGCAGGATGTCCGGGTCACCACAGCCCTGTGGAAGTACCTAGAGTCGCACAGGGCATTCCCCACGGCTACGCAGGCAATCCAACTGGAGCATTCATTCTTCAAGATTGTCAAGCAGCAGGAGCGGATTGGCTTTGCGTTTGACATGGCTGCGGCTGTGGATCTCCATGGCAGGATCGCCCAACGGCTCATGGAACTTGAAGGTGAACTGGCCAAGGTGTTCCCTCCCAAGAGTATTGCCCGGATCTCTGAGAAGACTGGGAGGCCCCTGAAGCCCAAGCAAGAGGTCTTCAACCCGGGTAGCCGCTTGCAGATTGCTGAACGGCTCAAGGAGCGATACGGTTGGGAGCCCACAGAGTTCACCCCTGATGGTCGCCCCCGGGTAGACGAGTCTGTCTTGGCTTCGTTGGACTACCCCGAGGCTGCGTTGTTGGTGGAGTACCTGACCCTTGGCAAGCGTGTGGGTCAACTGGCTACTGGCAACGAGGCTTGGATGAAACTGGTCACCAAGGACAATCGCATCCATGGCCGGGTCAACACCAACGGGGCCATCACAGGCCGATGCACCCACAGCAAGCCCAACATGGCTCAGGTGCCCACCGAGAAGGAGTATCGCTCCCTGTTCGTTGCAGGCTCCGGGAAGCGGCTTGTAGGGGTTGATGCCTCTGGTCTGGAACTGCGGTGCCTAGCGCACTACCTAGGCCGCTACGACGGCGGTACCTACTCCAAGCAGATCCTTGAGGGAGACATCCATTGGGCCAACGCCAAGGCGTTCGGTCTGGTCAAGGATGTTGAGTATGACAAGGGTGCAGAACACAAGGCCATCCGCAATCAAGCCAAGGGTGCCATCTATGCGCTGATCTACGGTGCAGGCAACGACAAGTTGGGGTTGGTCCTTGGTGGTAGCAAGAGCCGTGGCTCCAAGGCCCGTTTCAACTTTGAGGCCAAGGTCCCTGCCTACCTTCGACTGAAAGAGGATGTCTCTAGGTCTTTGGCTACACACGGCTTCTTGAAGGGTCTTGATGGTCGCCCCCTGTATCCAAGGTCAGAACACGCTGCCCTGAATACTCTGCTTCAGTCTGCCGGGGCGGTGGTGATGAAGCAAGCCTGTGTGAATGCCCATGCTCTGTTCATGGAACACGGCATCAAGGTCGATCAGGTTGCCTCTGTCCACGATGAGTATCAGTTTGTTACGGACCCCAAATCCGCTTGTATGGTTGGTAGTCTAGTTGTATCGGCTATTCAACAAGCCGGAAAGGACTATGGTTTCCGATGCCAACTGGACGGCGATTACCGCGTGGGGCTCAACTGGGGAGAAACACATTGAACGCATTTGCTGCTGGCCTGTTGGATGGCGAGGGCTGCGTTCGCTGGAACGGGACTCCCTGCGTTGAGGTAACGAACAAACACTTTGGTGTACTGTCTTTGATGCGTGGCAAGTGGGGTGGATCAATCCGTGAGAGAGGTAACGAGGTGTTCGTCTGGACCGTCTGCGGAGACAAAGCCATCAAGTACCTCACGGCTGTAGCCCGGTACTCCGTGATCAAGTACCCACAGATTGTGGCCTTGTTTCTCGTTCGTCAGTCCAAGGATCCGATGATCCGTTCACACTACATCAAAACTCTTAAGAGGCTCAAAAGTGTCTACTCCAATTGAATTCATGGGTACGGGCGAGATCCTGAAGGAACTGAAGAACCGCTTTGACGAGATGGTCTTCATCGGATTCCAGTCCAAGACCTCCAAGGATGACTCGTACACCCTAACTGCCAAGGGCTCTATGCATGGCACTCTGGGTCTCATCGCCTTCGCCAAGGAAGCAGCCCTGAATAGCGAGGGAGAGTAATGAAGTTCGACCATATGTTAGTGGACGGAGACATCCTGATCTACTCCGTCTGCTCTGCGATTGAATATGTGGCTAGGTTCGATGAGGACACCGATGTCGTGTTCGGTAATATCCCAGAAGCCCTAGCGATCTGTGAAGACACCCTCAACAAGTGGAAGACCACCATCGATGCAGAAAGCCCAGTTATTGCGTTTACGGGGTCAGAGAACTACCGAAAGGAAGTCTACCCCGATTACAAGTCCCACCGGAAAGCCTGTCGAAAGCCCTGCGGTTACAAAGCCGTCAAGGAATTGCTGCATGATCGGTACCGGGTGTTGGTGGAGCCGCGTCTTGAAGGCGACGATATTCTCGGTCTGGTTCAGACTGGCGGTACTATGGGGAAGACCGTCATCGTTTCCTCCGACAAAGACCTGAATACCGTCCCGGGTTGGCTGTGGAATCCTGACAAAGACGAGCAGCCTGTGGAGATCGACCATAAGAAAGCAGATGTATTTTTTCTTACACAGGTCCTGACCGGGGACAAGACCGATGGATACCCGGGCCTTGAAGGGGTTGGCCCGGTGACTGCCGCCAAGATCCTGAAGAATGGAACTTGGGATGAGGTGGTGGGTGCCTATGAGAAGTCTGGGTTTACCGAAGAGTTCGCCCTGACTCAGGCTAGGTGCGCTAGGATTCTACGAGATGGCGAGTACTGTTGGAACACCAAGGAGATCAAACTATGGACACCATGAATCGATCACGACTGTTGGCAATGCACAAGGAACTGACCGAAGAGGCCCGGGCCCTTTCGGAGCGCAAGAACCACGACTACAGCGGGGGCAAGGACGATACCCACCCCTTCCTGAACTTCACCCGCTGTGAGGCCATGGGCATCTGCAAGACTGAGGCAGGGATCATGGTCCGACTAACGGACAAGATGTCCCGCCTGAGTACCTTCATTACCACCGGGGAGTTCAAGGTCAAGGACGAGGCCCTGCGGGACACCGTTCTGGACATCATCAACTATGTGGTGATCCTGTACGCCTATGTCCAGTCGAGCAAGGAAAATGAATAACAACACTTCTAAGGAGGCTTTTACGCCTTCACCGCGCATCACACAAGAGGTTCTCGTATATCTGGACCAGATGTTTCCAGAGCAATGTGCCACTTTGGGCGAGACTTCTGACTCCATTTTCTTCAGAGCGGGTTCCCGTGCCGTCGTTCGGCACCTTCATAGACTCTATAACGAGCAGGAATCCAATCAATTTAACCTTGAGTAACAAGGACTAACTATGTGCTTTTTTGGCCGTCCTCGCGTTCCTGCTCCACCGCCGCCTCCAGAGATCAAACTCCCCGAAGCCCCAACCCCGTCGATTCAGGCTCCGGTGATGACTCAGTCTCGTCCTAAGACCCCCGCTGAGTCCAACCCGCTGTTCAAGCGTAAGGGTAAAAAGTCCCTGACGATCACTATGGGCGGGGCCCAGTCAAACATCCCGGGATATTGATATGCCAGAAACAGGCAAGGCTTTGTACCTCCACTTGGAGGGCCAGCGGTACTCCTACCTTGAACGGGCCAGAGACTGCTCACGGCTCACCTTGCCTCACCTGATGCCCGACGAGGGGGATCAGCGGTCACAGAAGTTCGTAACTCCGTATCAGTCAACGGGTGCGCGTGGCGTTAATAACCTAGCGTCAGCCCTGCTTCTGTCCCTGCTTCCCCCTAATGCTCCGTTCTTCCGGTTCGTCATTGATCCGAAGGCAGCAGCCACCCTTGAGGGCATGAGCCCCCGGGCCAAGGGTGAGGCTGAAAAGTCCTTGGCTGATATGGAGCGGATGATTGCCAAGGAGATCGAAGTTCAGAACATTCGGGTTGCCCTGTTTGAGGCCCTGAAGCAACTGATCGTCTGCGGCAATGTCCTGCTGTACTTCCCTGACGAAGGCCCGATGCGAGTCATCCGTCTTGATCGCTATGTGGTCAAGCGGGATCCCATGGGTCATGTTCGGAAGATCGTGATCAAGGAGACCGTGTCTCCCGCTGTGCTGCCTCCTGAAGCAGCCGCCATTGCCAAGACCTGTATGTGCAGCCACGAAGACACCGTGGATCTGTACACCTGTTGCCACATGATGCCGGAAGGCAAGGTGGAGGTCTATCAGGAAATCGGTGGTGTGATGCTGCCCGACAGCATGATCACCTATACGGCAGAGCGCAACCCCTTCCTTGCCCTGCGTATGAACCGGGTGGACGGTGAGGACTATGGCCGCTCCTATGTCGAGCAGTACTATGGTGACCTTGTCTCGCTAGAAAGCCTGAGCAAGAGCATCGTGGAGGCCGCAGCAGCGTCTGCCAAGGTCTTGTTCCTTGTGAACCCCGTTGGCACCACCCGGCCCAAGAAGATCGCCCAGAGCCCCAATGGGGCCATCATCGAAGGCAATGCTGCCGATGTCTCTGTCCTTCAGGTTGCCAAGGCTGCTGACCTCAGCGTGGCTTTGCAGACCATGGGCCAGATCAACGAACGCCTGAGTTATGCTTTTATGCTGACTGAGGCTTCTATCCGAAACGCAGAGCGCGTTACAGCCGAAGAGATCCGTCTGGTGACTCAGAGCATCGAACGGCAACTTGGGGGCATCTACAGCCTGCTGTCGCAGGAGTTCCAGTTGCCGCTAGTCAGTCGAGTTATGGACCGTCTGATCAAGGCCAAGAAGATGCCCAAGATCGACAAGAAGTTCGTGACTCCGGCCATTGTTACTGGGGTCGATGCTCTGGGTCGTGGCAATGACCTGAACCGACTGGATATTTATTTGAAGGGAATTGGACAAATTCTGGGACCTCAAGGACTTCAGCAGTACATTGATCTCCGTGAGTACATGAACCGTCGTGCCGCTTCGCTTGGCATCGATACGACGGGTCTGGTCAAGACGGAGGAACAGATTATGCAGGAGCAGCAAGCCGCCATGCAGCAGCAGATGCTTCAGCAGAACACTCCGACTATGGTCCAGAGTGCTAGTCGAGTTGCCGAGCAGAGAGCCCTTGAACAATGAGTAATCATCAGCAAGTGACGATTGTCCGAGATACCGCAGAAAGCAACCGTGAAGTAGACGCGCTGGCTCAGGCCATTGCAGAGCAGAATGGGACCGCACAGGCACAGCCGCAGGAAACTCCTGTGGATCGTCCGGGCTGGCTCCCTGAGAAGTTCCAGAGCCCCGAAGACCTTGCTAAGGCTTATGGGGAACTGGAGAAGAAGGTTGGCTCCAAGGAGCAGCCCAAGGCTGGCTTTGAGAGTCTTGAGAAGTACTCGACTGAGTTCTACCAGAATGGGGACCTCAGCGAGGAATCCATTCAGGCCATTACGGCCAACATGGGCATCCCTGAGCAGATTGTTCGGGCTTATGTCGATGGTCAGAAGGCCGTGATGGAAGGCCAGTTCACTCAGGTCATGGGTCTTGTGGGTGGTGACACCCAGTATGCAGCCATGACTGACTGGGCTGGCGAGAACCTTCCCGAAGATGAGGTTGATGCTTTCAACCAGATCATGGACTCCGGCAACATGAACACCATCAAGATGGCTGTTCAGGGACTGTGGGCCCGGTACACGCAGACCAATGGGAACCCCGGTGGCAACCTGATTCAGGGCGACACCACGGGTCCGTCTGGTGGGGCCTTCCGCAGCGTTGCTGAGATTGTGCAGGCTATGAAGGATCCCCGGTATGCTAAGGACCCCGCATATCGCAAGGATGTCGAACAGCGGGTCGCCCTTAGCAATGCTCTAGGAGTCCGCTAATGAAGAAGAGTCCTAAGACTACTGTTCTTGGTATCGCCACCATTCTGACTGCTGTGTCTTCGGCTGTTATCGCTCTGCTTGATAACGACCCGGCTACGGTCTTTGATGTGGCATCTGTTGTGGCTGCGGTCACGGCTGGTCTTGGTCTGATCCTTGCCAAGGATGCCGACAAGGCTGCGTAATGGGTTGGCTGTACCAATTGGTCACGGCCATCTTCCACTACATTGAACGCTTTGCATCTAAGGACACATATGCGAAAGATGCTGATCCTGATGCTGGGGGCATTCGCTCTCGGATTCGTCAGCGGGTGCGGAACCTCCGTGCTTCTGGTCCCTCACGGGACTCCGGTACAACTTGCGGAACCTGTAAAGGCTCATGTCTTTGTGGTTCAGCAGGACGGAACGAAGGTCAGGTCAACTAATCGTGTCGAAATCCCTGCGGGTTGGTGGGCAGCGGACATATCAGAACCCGGGGAAACCCCGGCGGACGCTCCTTAATCCCCATCCCACAACACGGGGCGATCCCAAACTTGAGGCCATACGGTTAATTCCGGTGGCCTCTATTCATTTTCAGGCTATCGGATGGGCCTGAAAAGTGCTGATGACTCTGGCCCCTTGCGAGGGACAACCTCTGTCTAGGCAACACAACCATCTATCGTGTCTCGTAATCAGGATTTTTAGTCATGGCAATTATGAATAGCCAGCCCTCGCGGCTTGGTCAGATTAACCTTGTAAACGACGCTGATGCGCTCTTCCTCAAGGTCTTTAGCGGCGAAATCATCACGGTCTTTGAAGAAAACAATGTGATGATGCCGCTGCACCGCGTTCGCACCATTTCTAGCGGTAAGTCAGCCCAGTTCCCGGTCACGGGCGTTGCTGGTGCTGGTTACCACACCCCGGGTGAGAGCCTGCTCTCGACTCCGGCTACGACCGCTTCGTCGGGCGGCGTGACTGGTGTTGCTACTGGTTCTGCTTCCAAGTATCTCAACAAGTTCAACCACAGCGAGAAGGTTGTCTTCATTGACGATGTGCTTGTTTCGTCGGTGTTTGTTGCCGACATTGATGAGATGAAGAACCACTACGATGTCCGTTCGATCTATTCGACGGAAATCGGTCGTGCGCTTGCGTACACCGCTGATAAGGCCCTGCTGCGAACGGCCATCATCGGAGCCCGTCGTGCAACTGATCGCTTTGGTGGTTCGTCTGCGACTTTCCTCGGTAGCCAGACTTCGGTTGGCAGCAGCACTCCCGATCTGGTTAATGCTCTGATCGATGTTGCTCAGAAGATGGACGAACGCAATGTCCCCTCGACGGATCGTTACGCTGTTCTTTCCCCGGCTGAGTATTACAAGTTGATCAGCGGCGATAACGATGCCATCAACCGCGACTATGGTAACGATGCCAATGGTAGCGTTGCTACTGGTCTGGTTGTCTCGGTCTCGGGCATTCGTATCCTGAAGAGCAACCACCTCCCGACTGCCAACGAATCGTCCACTCAGGATACGCTGTTTGGGTCGAATCAGATCAAGAATGATGTTAGCGGAGTCTCTAACGCTGGTTACTCGGGTATCAACTTCACCAACAACCGTGGTATTGTCTTCCACCGCGAAGGTCTTGCCACCGTGAAGTTGATGGATCTGAGCGTTGAAAGCGAGTACATCATGGAGCGCATGGGTACCCTGATGCTTGCCAAGTACGCGATGGGTCATAATGTGCTGCGCGAAGAGTGCCTGCACGAACTGATTGCTCCCTAATTCGGAGTGAGTTTGTGAGTTGAAAGGGGGGGATGGTTCCCTTAGTTGGGTTCCATCCCCTCTTTTGTTTGAGGAACAATTATGCCACTTACCAAGACCACCAAGTTGCAGGCCATCAACACGATGCTGAGTACCATCGGTGAACCCCCGATCAACTCGCTTAGTGCCCAACGGGCAGACTCGTTGATTGCTCAGGCTGTGCTTGATGAGATCACCAAGGAAGTCCTGTCCTATGGGTGGCACTTCAATACCTCTGTTGATGTCGAGATGGCTCCAGAGCAGACCACCGGGTTCATCTATGTTGCCGACAGCATTGTCCGGGTTGATGTCGAGCCTATTAGTGGCTACGATGTGGCTGTGCGTGGCAACAAGTTGTTCAACCGAAAGACCAACAGTTTCGTCTTTGATCAGGGGATTATCCTGAAGACGATACAGATCTACTTCCTTGAGTACGAGGAACTGCCGGAAGAGGCCCGTCGATACATTGCTATCCGGTCTGCACGGGTGTTCCAAGATCGGGTGGTTGGATCTCAGAAGTTGCATATGTTCACTCAGCAGGACGAAGTCCAAGCCCTTGCCAAGTTGCAGGAGTTTGAGATGGATACTGGGGACTATGGAATCTTCGACTCGTATGATGTCGCCCGTACCTTCATCCGTCAGGGTTCTTACAGGGTCATCTGATGCCACTAATCAGTACTGCAATTCCTAACCTCATCGGTGGGGTCAGCCAACAGCCCCCTTCGATCCGCAACATCAACGAAGCAGAGGTCATTGAGAATGCAGTTCCTTCTCCTGTAGAGGGTTTGATTAAACGCCCACCCACAGAGTTCATTTCGGCAATCCGTGATGACTTAAACATTCTCAGGGAACCCAATAAGGCTGATGAGCCGTTCTTCCATCTGATCGAACGGGATGCCAACGAGAAGTACATCCTGTCGATTCTCAAGGATGGGACTGTTGATATCTTCGATTTGGTTGGTAATCGGAAGACGCTATTTACTGCCCCGGGTAACTTCAGCGGCTTGGGCTCGGCCAACTACAACGAACGAGTTGCCCTGACGGTGGCCGATGTCACCTTCATTCTGAACAAGACCAATGTCCCCGCGCTGACCAACGCTACCTCAACCTATGCAATTGCTGGATTCAATGTAAACCGCAATGCGTTGGTTTGGATTCGTCAGGCAAATACTGAACGAGAGCATCGTGTAATCGTCACCGGGGCAACTGTGGTTACGGCAAGCCATAAAACCGGGAACAACGATGTCGGTACAAACCATGTAGCACAGACTTTGTCATCAATCATCGACGATAACGCAAACTTAGCAACTACAACTTACAAAGACAGCGTTATCTGGATCAAGGCCACCACCAACAACATTACAGTCGTTACTGAAGATGACTTTGCTGGCGAAGGTATGACCCTGATCATCAACTCCGTAGAACGCTTTGAGGACCTTCCTCCATGCGCTCCTAATGGGTACATGGTTCGGGTTGCTGGAACTCCTGAATCAGACTATGATGACTACTGGGTCAAGTTTGTGACCTTCGGTGGAGTGACCTTTGGTCAGGGCCTGTGGGAAGAAACCGTGGCCCCCGGGATCAAGTATGAGATCAACCCGGCCACCATGCCCAAGATCTTGATTCGACAGTCTGATGGAACCTTCATGCTCAAGGATGCCAATGGAACCACTCCTACTGTAGGTGATGGTCTTCCTTCTACTGATCCTGCCGATATCTATAACGATTACGACTGGTCTAATCGACTGGTTGGCGATGAAGATACAAACCCAGATCCCAGTTTTATTGGGTCCAAGATTAACGACATGGTTTACTACCAGAGTCGCCTTGGGTTTATGACTGGGGAGAACTTGGTCTTCAGCGAAACTTCCGAGTTCTTCAACTTCTGGCGTACCACGGTCCTTGACCTGTTAGATACAGACACCATCGACATTGCCTCTTCGGCATCCAAGGTTGGTGTAATTACTTCGGCAATCCAGTTCAACCGGGACTTGATCCTGTTCACCCCTACGAACCAGTTGGTCATGCGTAGTGGTGATGTCTTCAGCCCCAAGAATGTGGCCATCTTGACTACTGGTGACTTTGAAAACCAGAGTGACAAGATCAGCCCGATTCCTTCAGCCAACGCCATCTTCTTCACCTACTCAAACGGTGGCTACTCTGGGGTTCGTGAACTGGTTCCACAGCCGAATATCGACGGCTCGTACCTAGTCAACAACCTGACTGACAATGTCTCCCGGTACATCGTCGGTACCCCTAGGCACATGGCGGCAACATCTCACGACAACATTGCCGTCCTGTTGGCTAACGATCAGATGTACTGCTATCGGTACTTTGATAGGGATAATCAGCGAATTCAGTCGGCTTGGTTCAAGTTCACCTTCGCTGATTCTTCTGGGGTTGACGGCAGTTTCTGCAAGCCCCTGTGGTGTATCTTTGTGGATTCAGACCTGTATGTGGTGATGATGCGTACAGGCTCTACGACCACCAAGGGCTACCTGACCATTGAGAAGATCCGCATGGGCTCCGGTCTGAACGATCTGTCGATCAGCGGTAAGGACTGGTTGGCACACCTTGATGCTCGTAAGTACTATCCGGCCAACTCGGGCACTTACGATCCGGCCACCAACACGACTGAGTACAGCCTTCCGGCTCCTTTCTCGTATCTTTCCGGTAAACTGCAAGTGATGACCAAGGATGGGTACCTAGCCAAGGTTGTTGGTGGGAACATCTACAACTCACCTAACCCCGGCAATGTGGGTAAGATCAAGGTAGAAGGTAACTACACGACTTCTTCGGCCAGTCCCAAGGATGTATGGATCGGTATCCCCTACACCATGACCTATGAGTTCTCCTCACAGTACCTCCGTGAGGGGGTAAAGGCCGGGAAGCCTGTATCTGTGATCGAAGGTCGGTACCAACTGAAGTACATTACCCTTCAGTATGCGGAAACTGGGTTCTTTGAGGTATTCTCCGGTGTCAAGAATGAGACCTTGTACTGCTATCCTTTCACCGGGGAAGTCACAGGTTCTACTGTTTTAGGCGCATTGAATCTTTCAACTGGAACCTTCCGTGCGCCGATCTACGGTAAGAATGAGCGTCAAGTAATCAAGGTCACTAACTCATCTCCACTTCCGTCAAAGTTTTTGAGTGCATCAATTGAGGCCGAATACACCGACAGAAATGATGCAGTCCCGAGGTCTTCAAGAATTTGATGTTGATGTCCGCTGGACCCGATATTCCGATATCCCTGTGATTGCCCAAGATATGCGGCAGGCAGATATCGATGAGGTCTTTGCCTGTAGTGGGCGGTCCCCGGCTAGGGCCTTGGAGTACGCCTTGGATTACTCCACGGAGTGCTTCACAATCGTATCATATACGAGCCATCTACCCTTGGCCATGTTTGGGTACCGTACCGAGGGTATCTGCTCCATGGTCTGGATGCTTGGGTCCAACGAACTGTACAAGTATCGAATGGATTTTCTTCGCAAGTCTCGTAAGTGGTGTGACTACTTGCAGACTCGCAGTCCAATTCTGTACAACCTGATTGACCAACGCAACACCGTCCACATTAGATGGCTGGAGTGGCTTGGTTTTAAGTTTGTCCGAGTAGTCCCC